ACCAAGATGCGTTACATCCTAGATGTCGAGAATATGTCAGACCCTACACCACAGAAGATTCAGAACTTAATCGAATCTTGGGTTACTAAGTACAGACCAAATGAGTTAAGAATTGAAATTAACGCTCATCAGAAAGCCTATGCGCTAGATGAGGAACTCAGAACGTACTTAGCATCTCAGGGCGTTAGATTTTCAAGTCAGTTCACTGGTAAGAATAAATGGGATACTGGCTTCGGTGTGGCTGCTATGTCTGGTCTATTTGGGACCATGCGCGGCAATACACACAATAATGATAACCTGATAGAGATTCCTTCACAGGAAGGCTCAGAAGGTATCAAGTCTTTAATACAACAGTTGATTACCTGGAAGCCAGATACTAAGGGTAAGACAGACTGCGTGATGGCTTTATGGTTCTGTGAACTTAGAGCACGCGAAGTTATCGGAGTTAATAAATTAGGGCAAACCCACGTGTACAATAAGTGGGCAACCAAACGTCAGTTAGAGAATCGTTGGGTGGTTAATCTAAACGATTTTGCATACGACGGAGACGAATAGGAAAAAAATGGCAGATATTAAAGCAGTTGCTCGTCGCTTTGAGGCGATGAAGTCTCGCTCTGGAGAGCGTGACGCGAATATGCAACGTATCCTTGCCGTACGCAAAGGTGAATTAACAACTATCTTCCCGGATTTATTCCCAGAAGGTATGAATGCTCCTATGGTAGCAAACTTCATCGATGTTGCTGCGCGCGACCTTGCAGAAGTACTTGCTCCTCTGCCATCTATTAACTGCTCTACTACAAACGTAAACTCTGAACGTGCTAAGGCATTTGCTGATAAGCGTGGTATGATTGCTAATAACTACGTCTATCAGTCACGTCTACAGACCCAGATGTATCCTGGCTCAGACCGTTACTTAACTTACGGCTTCCTGCCAATTCTAGTTGAAGCAGATTGGGAATCAAAGGCTCCACGTATTCGTGTAGATGACCCAATTGGTGCTTACTATGAGAAAGACCGCTTTGGTCGTGTGGTAGCATACGCAAAGCAGTACAAGAAAACTTTAGGCGAACTTCTAAACGAATATCCTGAGCATGCTGGCGCCTTAATGTCTGCGCACAATAATACTCAAGACGGAACTACTCAAGTTGAAGTAGTACGTTACATGGATAAGAATAACATTATTCTTTTCGTTCCTTCAAAGAGCAACATTGTTCTAAGTTCTGTAAAGAACCCAATGGGCAAGATGACAGTACGAATTGCGGAACGTCCATCTATTGATGGAAATCCACGTGGTCAATTCGATGATGTTATCTATGCACAGTTAGCACGTGCTCGTTTTGCTAACTTAGCGATGGAAGCGGCTGAAAAAGCAATCCAGGCTCCTATCGTTGTACCTGATGATGTTCTTGATATGCCAATTGGGCCTGATGCAATCATCAAGACCCAGAATCCTGCAGGTGTAGGGCGTGTCCGTTTGGACATTCCTTCGGCTGCCTTCCAGGAGCAAGCAGCACTCCAATCTGAATTACGTATCGGTGCTCGATATCCTGAGGGCAGAACTGGAAACATTGACGCTAGTATCATTACTGGTCAAGGTGTCCAGGCATTACTTGGTGCATTTGATTCACAAATCAAGGCTGGTCAGACTATTCTGGCAGAAATCCTTGAAGAGGTCATTGCACTATGCTTTGAAATGGATGAACTCCTTTTCAATGAAGAGAAGAACGTCAGAGGTTTTGCACAAGGAACTCCGTACGAATTGAAGTACTTGCCAAGCAAGGACATTAAGGGCGACTACTCTGTAGAAGTTCGATATGGCTTGATGGCTGGTTTAGACCCTTCACGCGCCCTGATTTTCTCTTTACAAGCACTAGGTGCTGATTTGGTATCTAAGGATTTCATCCGTAGAGAACTACCATGGAGCATCAATACATCAATGGAAGAACAACGCATTGAGATTGAAAAGATGCGCGAAAATCTATCTGCTGCAATTACTGCGAGCGCACAGGCAATTCCTAATATGGCGGCTCAAGGTGCTGACCCATCTAAGTTAATTCAGAATATTGCAGAAATCATTGATAGACGTCGCAAAGGGGATAGTATCGAAGATGCTGCCCTGGCGGTATTTAAACCTCAAGAGGTTCCTACCGAACAGGCGCAGCCAGGAGCGGTTCCGCCAGGAATTACGGCCCCAGTTGAGCAAGCGCCCCCGTCCCCAGCGGCTCCTGGACAAGCCCCTGGTGGAACCCCTTCCTTACCACAAGATTTAGGTGGATTACTAGCAGGTTTAGCAGCACAAGGCTAAGAAATATTCTGGGGGGAC